ATTTTTTATCCTTCAACAGCAGGTAATTCTGGAGTTGTTTTAATAGCTTTATTAGCATTAACCTATGCTTCAATGCTCTTGACAATATAAGCATTTAAATCGCCAACAGCTTCAGTTAAATAATCCTATGCATCTTTACTTAAAATAGCAAGGACACTTTGATATGTCATTTCAAAAGCCTTCTTTTGAGCTTCATGATCAAAAGCATTTTTATTCTTTAAAGCTTCAACATAAGTCTAATTTGTAGCAATTACACATTTTGTAATTGTTTCATCCAAAAGAGCGATATATTTCTTATAAAGCTCATTATCTGTTTGTTCTTGAAGTGCAGCACTCTTATTCTTGATAAACATAACAAGATAAGTAGTGAGTACACCAAGAAGAGGAATAATACATACCTAAAAAATTTGTTGTAACATTTCTAACCAGTTCATAACCTTTATCTCCTTTATACATTAAGAATCTTTATCGGGAATGTCAGGGATTTCTCCGATTACCTTTTTATCAAGCACAAAACCATCGGCAGTCATTAAAATAACTACTTGCATGTCACGAGTTGAAGCTGTATTACAGATTTCACTCCAAGCAGCTGCAAATGCTCCTGTGGCAGCAATCTAAGCTGCTTCAATATTATCTGCATAGGCAGTAGCATGAGAATCAAATACCTTTGGATAACCAGAAGCCATAGGAACATATCCACCCACACTTGCGCCTAATACCTTTTTATGAACTTCAAAAATTTGTCTTTTCATTCTTTAAATCCTCCTTATGACTAAATTAAAGAACGTAATAAATTTAATTCAGTAGCTACATCAGTCGCTTCAATATTAGTACCTACTGTTAAATTTGCATTTTTTGCGATCGTCGCAGTAACTTTATAAAAATTGCCTGCATAAGTTAAATATTCTCCAACTTCATAATTCTTACTTGCTTTTACGGTTGGTTCAAATGGAGCTAATGTATGCAACATCTATTGCACAAATGCCGTTGTTGCAATTCTATCAGAATTAGCAGCAATACCTAATGTTGGAGCAGTTACATTTCCAGTTAACTATGCTCCAACTAAATCAGCCTTAGTATCAATTAATTCTGCTGCTTTATTCCATGCAATTACATCAGTTTCTAATATATTAGTATCTCCAAAGGTAGCACCAGAATAAAGCGTTAAATGATCTATTGCAAATGTAACAGCGTAATAACTTAATTCTAAGAACATACCATTTTCTATAAAGAAATAGTTTTCATGATAATTTAATGGAATAACCATTTGGGTACAATCATATTCAACTATATCTTCATCAGCAAGCCGATATACTACTTCTGCGCCTATTTGCGGTGTAGTTCCTTCAACATAAATATCTCTATCTGATAGCCAATGACCTGGTAAAGTTTCGCCATTATAAGATGCTATATGTTCTGTTACTTTCCATAATTTTCCTTTAATAGGGTCAAACTCTAAACCATATAAACTTCCTGCAGCCGCAGGCACATTAAAAGTATAAGTTGTAGCATCTTCTGGATCATTAGTATGTCCAACTTTAAAATTTACAGAAGTTGTAGCAGTAAAGGGCGTCATATAATAAGGATAGTATTTATCTGGTTCACCAACTGTAATCATTACATTAGTATCCTCAACACCCCATGATACTCTTACATATGCTCCATTAGCAGGAATTACGCCATGAGTGCTCCAACTATTTCCTACTTTTAAATTACTTGCGAAACTTATCTATTTAATCCAGGTCTAATTAGCAGTATAAACGTGAAGACGACGGTTAATACTACCTGAATTAGTAGGTCCAATTATACCAGTATAATAAATATCATCACCAGGGGATACTGGAATAAAATCACCTACATGGTCATTAGTATTACTTGCAAGATTACCATTTGAGCCAATATAAAAGCCTGGCGTATAGCTATTAACATCTAATAAATTAATTGTACGAATTTGCTATGAAATAGTAGGTTCTACTGCCATAACTAAACTCAAAGCATTTTCATTTTTAGCATTTATAATACCAAATTCAGAAGCATTAAGATTAGAAATTGTTTTTGCAATATTAGGATTTAAACTATTTAATAATCGTTTATCATCAGCAGATAATAAACCATCTGTAGTTTCTGTTGCGGGAGGTGGTGATACTGCTTCCCTAGCAACAGTGTCTTTTAAATTATATTCTACGCCATTTAATTTAATTTTTGATAAATCTGCCATATTTTTTTTACCATCCTCTTTATTTACAACTCTAAAATAGCTGTAACCATTTCTTGTAATGCATAAGTGGTATTTGAATTATTTTTTGTCCTAATTGCATCTGCAATATCTGCTAAATATTGATAAGAAACTAATACTTTTTCAGTATGCTCAGGAGTTAATGGGGGCTATTCACCTGTTATTGTATACTCAATTACTAAATAAAATGCTGAAATATGAATTTCAAAATTTGGCTTACTAGAAGTTGTCTTTTTTACCCTAGTTGTTATTGATAACTCAATATTATTAAAACTCTAAGCAGTTGTAATAGAAGCAGATGATAAACCTAAATCTCCAATTGCCAAATTAAAATTACAATCTACCAAATTATTATAAGTAGGATCTTTATAATAATTCTATGTTGTAATTGCACCTGAAACAGTCATACGAGCCATATTTACTCCATCATTTGATGTTACTGTCATTCTCACTACTGCTTTAATTGAATCAATATTTACATTTTGAAAACTAAAATTATTAAATAAAAAACGAGATGTTATTTCTACAAATTTAGTACTTTTTACAGATTGATAAATATATGTACTATCATCATTGTCATTTAAAACGCTATATCCATTATTACTTGTTGTTAAATGATTTAATAAAATATCACTTTTAGGATAAACAATTAATGTTGCCATTTTATCATTCCTTAATATGAAAAATTATCTCCATCTGTATAAGAAGGAGCATAAATATTAGTTCCATTAATAGTAGCAATTAATTCACCAGAAGTAAGAATATTAGTAATATTCAAAGTGCCAGTACTTCCCTGCTATATTGCGGCTCTTGCTTCGCTATCTTTAAAATTATAAGTTACACCATTTAATTTTATCTTAGATAAATAAGCCATTTAATTTTCTATCTCCTATTTTTCACTTGTTTCTATAATTAATGTTGTACCTTCTACGGAATAAAAATTCTAATTAATGAATGGAAGTTCATGAAGCAAAGTTTTTCCATCCCCAATTTTTGTTCCCGCATCAGTGTATACAATAACTTCATTTTCTTTTGGAATAAATCTTTTTGCTTTATTCCAATTTTCAGTTGTATCTTTTTTTATAAAGCTTTGTTCTTTTTCCATAAAATCACACCAAATAAAAAAAACACCTAGGGATATAATTATCCTAAGCGCATTTTTTAGGAAGAGTTTTAAGGTCATCAGGAGAATCAATGACAAATTCATCAACATTATATTGAACTTGTCCATTTGTAGAAATTCTATTCCAAGCCATAATCAATTCTCCTTTTAACCATAGATCTTTGTTGTTCCAACATAGACTTCTTTAATAGGTGTAGTTCCAATATAAATTTCTTTTATTAAAGAATTGCCAATATATATCTAATTCTTTTTAGATACAGCCTAATTCGCATCTTTTACATAAATATCAATATATTTAAAATGATCAGTAATAGTAACATCAAATACTGTCCTGGTAGATGTTTCAGTTGTAGTAGCATCTAGTATACTGCTAATGCTTGCTCCTGTTAGTTCTGTATCACCAATAGTCCAAACAATATTAGCATTAGGACTCGCGGCCATCGCATTCATATACACTGTATCTACTGGCGTTACATAATCGCTTGTCGCATATATATAATTAGGTGCCGCTGTTGCGCTAGTAATGCCATCCCCGATATGTAATCTGATTTGTGCCACTTCATAAATTTCACCAACTAATGTTACATTAGTTTGTATATTATGAATAGCTGTTATATCATAAGTAGAAGGCTATACTAAATTACCATTTAATGTCCAACGCATTGCGCATCCAAAACCATCAATAGTATTAGTTATTCTATCCTAATAATACTGACCCCATGTGCCAATTGATGCGCCTTTTGGAATACCTTCAAGAGTTTTCTATTTACAGTGCGAAATACCATGAACTTGATGGAACCAGTCATAACAGCTTTCATCTTTACGATAGTTATACCAATCATTAGATGTATAAAAAGTTGCCTAATCTGGCATATTATCAAAATCAAATGCCCAGCCATGATATCTACTTAACGTATCATTAGCAAAGTTTGTACCTTCACTATTCTTAATTAAATTCGGCCCGAATGTAAAATTAACCGTGACACTGTCAGCAGTTATCGTTGATGTATAATCTACTATAATATAAAATTCTGAAATACGACATTCAAAATCAGCTTTTCT